TCATAATTGTAAATGGAATTTTAAAAGTAATAGTGAGATTGAAGAATATAAAAAAAACACTTGTTTAAATGTAACTGCTCATTTTTCAAAGATTGATAAAATATAATATTTATATATTTTATACAATTCGTAAAAAAATAAAAATAATATTTAAAAATAAAACTTTAAAACAACATTTAAGAAAAACATATTTAAAAAAAATATAAATCGAGAAAAAGCAAAAGAATCAAAAGCAAAAACAAAAGTAAAAAAATAAATTAATAGAAATCTTTTCAAAAGCGATTAATAAAACAAAAAAAAGAATAAAAACATTTTTAAATAAATAATTTTTAATTAAAGTTTATTTTTACCATTTATTTTTTCTTACATTTATTTGTGGTCCTTTTTTATGAGAAGTTGGGTTATACATTTCGTTTTCGTCATCATCATCAGAACAAATATCTTTAGATAATTCCCAAAATTCTCTTGAACCGAGTTTAAAATCGCCATGCGCGACTGCTTTATACCAAAAAATTTGGTCTTCTAATTTATTTGACTTAGAATTATTAGATACTACTAAACATTCATAATTTTCTGTACATTGGTCCATTACCTGACAAAAACTTTCAAAAGTTGGAAACATTCCTGCAAAATTTTCATATATTCTTTTTCTATTTGCAATATATGGTTCTCTTAATATAAATGTATAATCTATATTCGTTCTCAAATTGGGTGGAACCCCTAAAGGATATTGCATTGTAATAATTAACATTATTTTCCAATGTCTCCCATTCATAAATAATAAACGCATTAATTTGTCTCTTGCCCAAGAATTATCATACAAACAATCATCTAGTATAACAAAGGTTCTACCGTCAATATTTGTTCTACCATAATTTTCTTTATCTTTTTTTACTTGCTTTATAACAATTTTTTGACGTTTTAAAATTTTTTCAATAATTAAATTACTATATTCATCATGTATAAATAATTTTGGAACAATTGAACCATAAAATCCATTACCTGCTTCTGTTCCGGATATAACTGTTCCTATGGGTATATCTTGGTGATAAAATAATAAATCTCTAACTAAAAAAGATTTACCAGTATCTCTTCTTCCAATTAAAACAATTACAGGTCCCTGATTTTCATTAGGTGAAAATTTAATGTCTTTCATATCAAATTTTTTTAATTCTAAATTCATTAAATACTAAGTATATTTAAAAACAAATTTTAAAACTTATTTATTAGTTTAAAACTTAAAATTTAATTATATTTAAATACATAAATGGAATCTTTACCATATGAAAATTATAATAATGAAAATATTTTCAATAAAATGAAAGAAAATGAATTTAAAAATATACAAAATTATATACCGCTTTATAGAAAAATATTTGATATTAGCAATTCCAATATAAATAATATAAACCTAAAAAAAAAATATCATTTAAATAATATTGATTTATCAAATAATTATTTTATACATAATAATAAAAAAATTTATTTTTTCATAAAATATTCACCAATAATAAATCCTATTAAATACGTTATGGGCGATTATAAAATAAATAATTTATATTTACCTAAATTAAATATTTTAGAAAATAACAAGGAATTTTTAAATTATAATAAAAAAATCAATAATGAAAATAATTCATCATATATAGACTCCTTTTTTAATTTTTTATCAAGTGTTTTGCTAAATAAATATAAAATAGATAATTGTATAGGGTTTTATGGTTCATTTTTATCAAACAAGGAAAAATTCGATATTAATTTTTTTGATGATATAGATATTTTATCTGAATCTGATTTTTTTTATAAAAATTATAATAAATTATTTGAAATTAAAGAAAATCTTTTTGAAGAAATATTTAATAGTGATACAAAAAAAAATAAAAAGAAAATTATTATTAAAAACAATACTTGTGAAGAAATTAAACCAAACGAATTAGATAATATTGAATATACTGATTTATTTTATATAAAAAAAAATAATGATACTTCTAATAATTTTATTGAGTTATATAATAATAAATTTCTAAAAAAAAATGAAATTAATGAAAGCACCACAGATGATGAAAGCACCACAGATAATGAAAGCACTACAGATGATGAAAGCACCACAGATAATGAAAGCACTACAGATGATGAAAGCACCACAGATAATGAAAGCACTACAGATGATGAAAGCACCACAGATGATGAAAGTACAACAAGCACAGAAGATAATGAAAGCACAACAAGCACAACAGATGATAAAAGCATATCAATTGATGGAAGTAGTAATGAAATTAAAAATTTTAATTTTGATTATAATATTTGTGATTATAGTAATTGTAATATAATAAATATAAATGAAATTTATAAGGATGATTATAGTGTAACATCGGATTCTGATTCATATAATTCTAGTTATATAAATAATAATTTTATATTGAGTATATATAATTTCCCAACACAAACAATATTTTTAGAAAAATTAAATGAAACATTAAATGATTATTTAAGTAAAAATGAATTAAATGAAAATGAATGGAAATCAATGTTATTTCAAATTATTATAACATTGGTGATATATCAAAAAATTTTTAATTTTACTCATAATGATTTACATACAAATAATGTAATGATAAAGGAAACAAAAAAAGAATATATATATTATAAATATGATAATATTTATTATAAAATTCCAACCTTTGGAAAAATTTATAAAATTATAGATTTTGGAAGAGCAATTTATTATTATGGTGATAAATTATTTTGTAGTGATCATTTTGAAAAAAATGAAGATGCGTATTCGCAATATAATTTTGCACATTTATATAATAATAAAAAACGTAAAATAATGCCAAATATGAGTTTTGATTTATGTAGATTGGCATGTTCTTTGGTAGAATATATTGTTGATGATTTTAAAGAATTTAAAAATTTAAAAAATACAAAATGTGATTATAAAAAAATAATACATGATTGGTTAATCGACGATAATGGGAAAAATATTTTATATAAATCGAATGGTGATGAAAGATATGAAGATTTTGATTTATATAAAAATATTACAAAAAAAGTAACTAAACATATACCAAAAATGGTTATTAAAAATAATATATTTAATATTTTTATAATAAAAGAAATAGAAAATATTGAAAATAATATTATGGACATAGATAATATTGAAAAAAATATATAATTAAAATTCAGGTTTATCGGTAAAAACATTTACTTCTGAAGATTCTAAATTATTTTGGATAAAATTAATATAAATATAATTATTAACAATTGATATTAAAAATATTAAAATACTATCTTTTAATATTGGTTTAATTGGTTTATTTTTTTTTTCAACATATTTATTAATTAATATTTTTAAAATAATAAATATAAAAGACAACAATAAAGAAAATATATATATATTCATTTTTATAGTAAATATTAAAAATAATTATAAAAATAGAACGCAATATTTATAACGTTTCAATTTCCAATTCAATATTATTTAATGGTTTTGAAGACATATCAATTGTAAGTCTATCATTATATTCTTCGTCGCTATCTTCTTGTTCTAACTTTCTTTTCGCATAATTTTTTTCACTAATTTTTTCCAATATATCTATATCTTTGGGTGCGTTTATTTGATTATTGGAAATAGAAACATTTGTTTTATCTTGAGTATCATATTCAATTAATGTATCATTATTATTAAACAATAATTTACTATTTTCCGATTTTTCATAATTATTATTAATTAAAGGTGTATCTTTTTTTTTATTTTTTTCTTCTGTTTTTGTATTTTGTTCTATTTTATTATTTTCTTCTAATTTATTATTTATTTTTTCAATAATTTGTTTATTAATATTTTCCGTTTCTAACGGGGGGTGTTCTTCTATTTTTTGTTTATTTACAAGTATTTTTTCAACTTTATCTATTGTATTATTTAATTTATTATTTATTATTTCTTCTTTTTCTTTTTCTTCTTTTTCTTTTTGTTCTTCCTTATTTTCATTATCTATTTTTTTTTCAAGTTCTTTAACATCATCTCCTGATATATCATTTATGAATGTTTCAATTATTTCATCTTCATTTGTTTCATCGATATATGCGTTTAATATTTTTTCAATTGGGATATTATTTCTAATGGTGTTTAAAATACATTCTTTACAGATTATTTCAAGTTCTCTATTATTTTTTTGTATTTCCAATGATGAAATGGTAATATCAAATAAAAATATATTTGAATATAATTTTCGTGCGTAATTTATATAAATTTTATGAATAAAGTTATTAATTTTTGGGATTTCAATATTAATTTTTTTTTGTTTATTGGAAACTCGAATACTAGTTAAAATTTTTAACTGAGTTATATGAACACACGTAATTAAATCTTCTAAATAATTACAATTACTTTCTAATATTATTCTATTTGATTCATTATCAACTATTGTTTGATTCCATTTTGGAACTCTTGTTAGAAAATTTTGAAATGTCATCAAATATTTATTTTTTTCATCATTTTGTATACATAAATCAAGTGCTTCTTTGAAAATAGATTTTACACCTTTTAT